ACTCATTTAATCTATTTGAAAACTCTTCGTGTGTATGAGGAGAGAATAGTTTATCGCCAGGGAAAAGGCAAACAGAAGCAATATCAACATAAACATTGGTAGAAATTGATACTGCATTATTGATTGCAGTTCTAACAAGAGGAATCAAATCAAAACCAACTTCGGTATAATCATCTACTCTTGTTGTTAGTAGATCTGCAAGATCCGTGATAGTAAAGGTGACATCAAATCTTTGCCATGTAGTTGATGGAGTTACTGTATCAATTAAAGTCTTGTCTGCTTGTACTCCATTATTATATCTGGCATAATAAAGATCTACAGAATAACTGTTGTGCGAACATTTCATGTAGAAACTTAGAACTACATCTTGATCATTGAATGCCTTTGCACTAGGAATAACATGACCAATTGTAATATAATCTGCTGTCGCACCACATGTTGCTGCTAGTGCTTTTACTTGTAGGTAGTATTCTGGATTACCTTCAATGCTGGTCTGATAATCATCAAAGGTTTTTCTTTCGACTCGGAAATTCTTAGTTCCTGCCGTTGCACCAGTTATACCATCTACTCTTCTCCACATGTCAGCAAAGACTAAGTTTTCCTGACCGGTATAACCAGAAAGTTTACCTTCTTCTCTTTGCCAAATTGAGTAGTCGCCATTGAGAAGTTGATTCTTTGTTAGACTACCAGCAGTTGAACCCGTTGAGGTGGAAGCAGAGAGAAGGAAACTTGCTTGTTGACTTCCGTATCCTTTAAGATTTCTATTTACAATAGTATGATTGCCTGCATCATACTGAATTGCGTATAATTTTCCTGCATATGTAGCAGATGAATTGTAAATTAATTGATTTGCAGATGATGTCCAGTTGTTGCTAAGATAAAAATAACCAGGGTCACCGAGATCTATAGGAACAGCACCAAAAGTAGTAATTCTATATAAGTGATTACCACCACCAACGGAAGTTGCCTGTGTAACTGTTCCAACTACAGCATCTTCTTCGTTATCGTTGATAAATGGAGATAGTGGTTGTGCTCCATCTTTAACTGATCCAGATCTACTTAAGAAAAATCCACCATATTGACTTCTCAATGCAGGATCTGATGTTAAATATTGTTCCAAGAGATCTTCATCTGGAAAGTACGAAACAACTTTACCAACAGTAAAGACAGAAGCACTTCCAGATGGTAGGACTACAAATATGTCATTTGAACCATATGTGTTTCCACCAGAACCTGCACTTGCATCTAATAGTTGACCTCTTAGCGGTATAACGACACCAGAAGTTGCACCTAAAGCCATTAGTAATGGTTTTGAAATATATCCATCAGTTGTTGGTTCAGTGGTTGTTATTTTTCCTGTAGTATCACCCAAGAAGTAAATACATCCAGCAGAAAGGGTATTTCCTGTACTTTCGGTGTTTCTAAAATCACCATCAATTTTACCACAAACTGTAATTGTAGAGTATGTTGTGGTTCTTTGTGTGATAAGACCTACTATTTCAGAACTATTTGCCGATGTGCAATTTCCTGCACTATACCCAGAAGTTGCGGTCGTATTAACCCAAACTGGAGTACCAAAAGTAAATCCAGAAGTACCAGAAGTAATACCTGTAACTTTATAAGAAATATTTGGTAAAATGGTATTTCCAGTAAATTGAACATCACCAGAGAAAGTAATACCTTGGGAAACACCCTGAGATCCACCGAGACTAATAGTTAAAAGGCCATTTGTGTCGGTAGCAGCAAAAATACCACCACCACCCGTGGCACTAAAGACTCGTAATTGGTTTAATTTTTCGATAATTTCATCGTTTTCTTTTTGCCACCAATCATAAAATGTGGTTGTTGGTGAAAGGTCTGAAATTTGTTGATCTCTGGTAAATGGCATAGTGTTTTATTCTTTTAGATATTTATATCATTAATTTTATACTTATTCATTGTTTGAACTAAAATTCTATTTGAACCTATTACTGTATCTGTCCCTCGTCTTATGTTTAGAATCGGAACCGCATTATTTTCCGGAGAAGTAGTTATATCTAGGTTAATTTTTACTCTATCTGCCCCATCAGTTATTGGATTTAAGAATTTACTAGACTTGTCGTTAAAATCGTATCCTTCATCTGAGGGTATAAATGAAGATGGTATTACTTCTTCGCTTATTGTTAAATATACTTTAGTATCAACTGTTCCACTTAAAGGAATAGAAACAGTCTTACCCTCCATGAAGCACCAAATATTTTCGTTTCTAACTGGAACATTATACCACCCAGAAGAAAGTGTAATGAATATAGCATTTCCTAAAACATCGGATTTTATTAAAGATGGGTTTTGTGGTACGCAATAATTTAAATTTGGAATTGGAAATTCATATACTTCATCAAACCTTCCACTTAATGTTTCATAGATTGTAAAATCTAAAACATTTTCATGTTGATATTTTTTACCAAACTTTGGCCAATTATATGAAAGACTAAGGGTTAATGTCTGCTGAAGAACTATATTTTCCTGAAGTTCATTTAATTCTGCTGCTTGTAATAATATTCCTGGTTTGAATCCTAACTGTGTGTAGTTTTTATTTTGAGTATCTTGTTTTCTACTAGAGTATGGAAATATATTCAAAATATGTTTATATGCACTAGGAGTTTGATCTGTTGAAATTAAGATTCCTATTTGTTCTTCTGGTGGATTTTCTGGTGGCTCTGGTTCATCTATAAAGTCACTGATTCTATAAACTAAATCAAAATTAGTATATTCTATTAATTCTGGTTCATTTACTGCTCGTAAATATTGATTGACTTCATCTACCAAAAATTTGTTATTTATTCTTTTCCATGCATTATAGATATATTGTCCAGCATATGCACCACCCGGCCATAAATTTATTGCATCTTTAGTGTAAAACATATAGTTTGTTCCACTACTTCCCAGTCTGGCCGACCCTAGTTTTTGTTGGGTTATATCTTTTATCTTTTCATATTTTAATCCCACATTGAAATTTGGATCCAACTGAGGTACAAAACTTCCATTATCGACTATGTTGTTTAACTTGTTGAAAGACAATAATCCAAGTGCAAATATCCCTTGTTGATTCAAATGAAATACTGCTAGATCTTCATTTGAGTTTTGTTGTCCGGTTGTTCGGATATATGATTGGAATGAGTATGGATTTAAGTAATGAGTGTAATGTACTGGAAATCGTCCTGTACCTACTATTTTTGCTATTCTAACATCTCTATCCCAATATAATCTAGTATGAAAGTCTTGGCCCGAAGCGGATCCTACTGGTGCAACTGTTCTTACTAAATTACCAATAAAAGTTTGAGTAGTTGGATCCCATAAAACAACATAATCTTCTCTCTCTGGACCCGCCCCGACACAGTGGCCACATAAAAGAACATGTGTCGGAGAAATAACAGTTGCTGCTGGAGCAGTTGGAGAATACTGACCTATTGATCGTCTAACTCCTTCAAGACCACCTTCACATATTGAATATACTTCATATAAATATCTTTGTTCATTAGTTCTGGGTTCTGGAAAACACGGTTCGTTTAAGTCCCCAAGACAGTTTATGTAGTTAAATGGACCACCAAAAGTTACACTAAAGTAAGTAGCACCATAACCTCTTGTAGACACGGAATGATAAAATGTAGGTGAGTTTCCATTTGGAAATAACCGATTGATCCAACATGTTGGATTTAGTCCGGTAACATATGTTGCATATTTTTGATTGATATAATCCGCTTTAGGAGCAACGGATGGTGTTAATATACCGTTTACATAATAATCATTTGCATATGTGTAAAAATCCCATAGGGGATCAACATGATCTTGAAATGATTGTGGATTAGCAGGACCATTTACTGTTTCACATATACAGTCTCCAAAGACATTTCTTGGTAGAGAACCATCTCCATCCTCGAAATCCCAAGTAATAGTTCTATTATTAAATGCATTTTTATATAAATTTGTCATAATACAATTGTTCTTGTTCTATTTAATTTATCTGTAATTAAATATTCTTCTGATTCTGTTATTGCTTGAATTGTAAAAAGTTCAACAGCAGAAGCGGAAGTTAATGTAATAGAAGAAGATACTTTTATTCTATCAGCCCCACACGATGAATCAGCTCCCCCAGAATTATCATTAAAAATATATCCTTCGTCTTCGCTATTACTTGAGCATACAATAAAAGAAGATTCGTATGAAGAATAAACTGTCCCACCAGTGGTTGGTAGTGTTAATGAAACATTGGATGGGTTTGTCCATACTCTATATTGTTCATTTATTGGAACATTTATCCAAGAACTTCCTATATTCATGGTTAAGTTAGAACCACTTAACGATAAAGTTATTTCATTCAAAGTGGTTAATAATGGAAAATTAAACGAACCTAGAAATGAAGTGGTGGAATATGTATCACCAGCAGCGATGTCGTATAGAAATTTATTAGTATGTGTTAATTGCATTAACACATTTTCTTGCAATTCATTTAATTCAGAAGCCTGTAACGGAGTTCCTGGCTTAAATGCTACAAATGAATACTTTGGATAATCTAAGTTTCTACTATTATATGGACTGGATGATAATGGTGATGGCATAATTAACTCATTGGGGTTGTGATGCTAAATGTAATTGCTGCGTTTCCAGAAACATCTCTGGTTGTTCTAGTATCAAATACTTTACCGTTCATTAGAGTTCCGGTGAATTGTTTCACATGAGTTGGAACTATTACTTCATCTGCAACAAGAATAGTTCCATCTTCCAATTCTAGTTTTGTAGCATTTTCAATAGCAGACTTGACATCGCCTGTTATTTTAATTATTGTGTATGTAGCATCACTTGTAGAATCGATATCTTTGATGAACGCACTAGTTAATTTTGTTTCGTTTGGATATTCCATAATAACTGGCAACGATTGATCTTGAACATCCAAAGAAGCTTCTTCACCAAAACCTAAACCAGTTTTCAATACTTTAAATAAAGTTCTATATGATTTTATTTCTTTGGTATATTTTGTGGTATCGAGTGTTCCTGCAATTACTTCGTTATCGTTGTTGTCCACTCTAGTTGGATTTTCTATTAGACTATAAAAGTTAATAGCCGAAGGAAAGTCAACATTGCTATTATTAAGTTCCTGATTACCAAAACTAACATTAGTCATCATATTTTTACAATTAAACATTTGAGATGGATCTAATCCTAAAAGATCTGCTCTATCTAAATTTATTGTTATTCTTGATATTAAATCAGCTTCTGTGATATTAAAATCAGAGGTGTTTTGCATTTCAAGAACAAAATCTTTGTAATCTTGACCGTGTGAAATTAATTCTATTCCTTTGATTTGGTAATTTTTACTTTCATTTATAAATGTTTTAATTTTAATTTGAGCACCCGAACCAGTTGAACTTATAACTCTGATTGATGGATTTTCCACATTAGTTACAAGTTCTGTTTCAGTCATACCCGAAAGATCTATGAAAACAGATATAACTCCACCGTCTTCTATTCCGTTCTGTAACCATGTTTGATATAACGCATAGTAGGGTGAATTTACTGTAATTTTACCTTGAGATATTAAACTTGCAACCAAATCAATTTTTCCTAAAACTTCAATTGATGGTTCGATGTCCGCTTGGTTTGTATAGAAAACAGAAGTGTAATCGTCATCTAAGTTTTCATTGAAAGAAAAGTAACACTCACTACAAGTTCCTTCAAATGTGGTGTAAAGATCACCTGCTGTATAATAATCATAAGTAGAACTTGATGTTGGAATTGATTTTGTTTTGTTTACATAAACTGCACAGAATCCTTCAGTTGTTGGAGAGGAGTTGCAGAAATAATTAACCTTTTCCCAAGGGGTTGTTCCTTGGGTTGGTTCTTCAAAATTTTCAAGACTAATAACTGGAATCCAATTAGAAGATACAAACTTTTGCATTCCACCAGTTACTTTGTATACTGGAAGCCAAGAAAATCCATCTGAGTATTCTTGAATTCCAGATGTATGAGTTGGTCTTACTGTGCTAACTTGACCAGTTAAATCTGATCTATTGTCTTCGTTATTAGAAACACACAGATACACAAACTGATTCTGTGAATTATAGACGTAATAGTTTGTTTGTGTTTCTGTTAAATTTGATTTCCAAGGAACAAACATTTTAGATCTAGACCACTGAACATTTTCAATTACACCAGAAACATCATTTCTTGTGACTTTGTATGTCACATCTGCGTCTCTAAATCCATCAATGAAAAGTCTAGAAGTATTATTATTAATATCTGTACTTTCTGTTTTACCAATCAACAGATATGGATACTTTTCTCTTCCTATTTTATTGATGTAATCTACTACCTTATTCATGTTTTCCTCAACTTAAGCAACCATCGGCGCAAGTTAACCCTGCATTTGGACTAGTAAATCCTTGAATGAAACACATGTTAAAGAAATCCAAAATATTTATATCATTAAATCTGTACCCGCTTATGGATCCAGACCAATTAGGGAACACATGTGAAGGGTATGTTATTCCCCAAGGAGCAGTAAGACCACAGTTATTACAATAGGTTAATCCATAAAGAGAATATGTTGCTCCTGCATATGAAGCAACTCCGATTTGAGTATTGTAAGTTACACCAAGTTGATAACTTGAGTAGTTGCCAAGTATGGGTCTTTCACATACTAACGCTTCTATTTCTGTATTTCCTACTCCCGGATAATCTTCAATTGTCTTTTCGAAGATTACTTTAAGTCCTGCGGGATGCATCATATTTTTATATGATATCTGATAATCGTTTAGTGGTAGTCCAGTCTTCAACAGATAAGAATAATCTTGAAACCAATCTGAGTCCTGCATAACAGAACCATTTAGATAACCTCCACCTAGATGGTTAGTGTCATCATATGAACCAGTTGCGTCTCTAAATTTAAATTTACTATTTGCAAATTTACCACCATTCAAACGCATTAGGTTTTGTTTTGGGTAGTAAACATAAAAATCACCTTCCTGTAATTCAGGGAATAATATTCTAAAGAAGTATTTTATACCTTCAACCGTTGTCTTTTTATGATAAAGATTCTTTGATATGTTCTTAATGAACTTTTTTAAACTTTCTGCTTCACTTAGTTGTTTATCATATAAAGCGTCTTCAAGACCTGTTGCATATGATGTTACAAACCGTTTATAATACTCTGATCTAGTTGTTTCTATATCAATTAGTTCAAGTAACTTTCTTGATAAAAAATATTGAGCACCTTCTGATTCATCACAGTATAACCAATCATAATACTTTTGTAAAAAGTCAAATATAGAAAGAACTACTTCTCCTTCTTGTTCCTTTTTGTATTTTTCATGAACAATCCAAAGAGGTGTGTTTTTTGCTATACTCAAAAAACTAGAACAAGAAATATCAAATCCATCGTTTTCTACAAGAGAATCAAAAAATGCATCTATTTGTGATGCTAAACTTGATGATTGACTTGCTAGAAATGAGTAGTTCATTGTAGTATTACATCTGGATCAGCTAACAAAATATTGTTAATGTTATTCGTGTGAGACTCTAAAACATTATTCTTCATTGGAATATTAACAGTAAATGGTGATTGTGATATACTTGGAATGTATAAGGTTCCTGTGTTTATCTGAATCTTACCAAAATCTCTGTCTTTAATTTCTCTATTATTTACCGTACTATATGCTCTAAGTGGTATGTAGTTATTAAAACTAGTTGTTGGAGTTGTTACTACCTTTAGAACCACAGTTTGTAATCCTTGGTTATCACTTGCAATTACAAACGGAGTAGTAATTGTAGTTGCTCCAAGTGGTGGGAACGCAAATGGATTTCCGACATTTAATGAAAGTTCACTCGTATTTTCTAGATTTGGTGTTACTCTAGTTGATAGAGTTATCTTAAATGTGTTTCCATTAAGAACAATGTTAGTCAGAGAATTATTCAAGTCTTCCGAAATTATGAATGGATCAAATGTAGTATTAAATTTATTAAGAACTACTTTTTCTTGAATTGCACTTTTGATATTCCTCATTGCAATTCTTTTATCGAGTTCGTTTGGTGCTTGTTTGGTGTATATGAAACTAAAGTCCACTCTATAGTCAACTACTTGAGGAATTACATATTCTGGAAGAACTGTAACAACTGAGTTTTCTCTTAGATAGTTGATTATCGCATTTGCATCTATGTTATTATCAATTACAGATACAAACAATCTTCCATATTTTGGAGGAAATACTTCATCTCCACCATAAATTGCTACATCGTTTTGATCATTAATATAATTTGACTCTAATAGAAGTCCTAAGTAGTCGCTTTTTGTTACTGCTCTTCCTTGTGAAGCAAACCATTTGGGTGCTAGGAACTTAATAAGATCTATATTTGGTTCGTCTAATCCACCAGTGGATTCATTGCAATTGGGACAAGAAACTCCAATGTCAATATTCCCCTCTGGTGCTTCTCTATATGTGTTTGAGGCAGAATCCGTGAACTGAAATATTCCATTTGCAACTTTACCATTTGATATTACATATCGTATAGTTAAGGAGTCGTCAGAGGTAAGTTCAGTACCAAGGCTATTTTCTAGTCCAAACTGAACAACAAACCCTCCGGTACTAAGTCGTTCTATGAAGTAAATATTATCATTTACCTCAAAATTTGAACCAATATTACCAACCAGTTTCCACACTTCGTTATTAACTTTAACTTGTATTGTAGAAATATCAACATTCTCATTTAGAATGTAATACTTTTGTTTTCTGAAATCAAAAGACTGTAACGCAGCACTATCTACCACTAACTGTCCTTCTGCAATTTCAACTTCTGAATCGCTATCTTGAACTACGAATGGATCTAGATTTACAAAATTAAACTGAATACCATCAGAATCTATACCAAAAAATGTCTGATATTCTGGTATTGTAGTTAGATCTGCTCTGTTTATCCCTGTAATTAAAATTTTTGCTCTTGCTGATCTTCTGCCAGGAACTGTATATCCTAGTGGCTTTGCTAGTGAAATTATGGAATCTATTCTTTGTGCGGAATCTAAGAACATTTCACTTGAAACCATGTTCATATAATATGCGTAATAGAACGTGTTATATGCGAGTAAATCGATCAAGGATCTAATCGCAGAACCCTCAAAATTATAGTCTTTGATTATGGATTGACTTTTTAAGTAGTTTATCAGACTTTCTTTTATTTCATCAAAGTCTAATTTTCCTAATATAGTTGTTGGGTTTGTGGCCATTACCTAGTTCTCTCCATTCCTACTACTAATGTTTTTTTACTATTTGTATGTAGTACCGTATAATCTATGGATACAAGCACTAGTCTTGGATCTGATGTATCTTGTCTAAAGTCTACCGAATTAGCAATTACTCTAGGTTCGTATGTTGTTATCGTATTCATTATATCAATTTTGTACCTAGTAAGTCTTACATCATCGTTGTCAATATTTTCAAACAGCACATCATAAATCGAAGTTCCGAAGTCATTATCGAAAGGTCTTTCTCCAATTCTAGTCAATACTATGTTCTGAAGAGAATATGCAATAGCATTTCCGTCTTTCTTTAGACTTATATCATCCGTAAACTCGTTTCTAGTAAAAAAGAACGGTAAATCGGCGTAAAGATTTTTGTTTAAGTACTGTGCCATACTGATATTTATTAATATTAAACGAACTTGTCTAGTATACTATTCAAATTTTGAACAGTAAGATCTGGACTTCTTGGTAGGGTATCTCTGGTTAGAGTAAGTAACAAGGATTGAGAAGAATCCTTTCTAAATTGAATTGTGACTCCTGTAACCATCCAATACCCATGTAGATTCTTTTCTGGAATTTCTAAAGGAACATTTACTGCGTTTAGTTGTTTTATTTTCACAACATCACCAATCTTAACTTTTGATGTCCCTGTAACATTAATCATTATAGTTTGAGAGAACAGTTGCGAGATCAGTGCTTTTCTGATAAGTGGAGTATTTTTAGGAGTATCCCAGAAAGTTGCATAGGTTCTAGTATATTCCAAATATTCTTGGAACTTCTTACCAATCTCAGGACAATTACAACTGCAAGGATTTGCAGGATCGCTCCAAACACACCCAAGATAATCTTTCCCGAGGTGTTCTTCGATCAGTTCGCATTCCTTTATTTCTTTGTATGCTTTGTATAGTTCTAGGTAGGTTGGTTCTGGTTCGTCTGGAATATGTTCCTGTGCTGGACAATTGCATAGTGGATTATCTTCTGGACATCCTATATTACTCACTTCTCCCTCTGGGTTAGCGCATGTAAATTGTTTACAAAGATCCACTTGTCGAGAGAAGACTATGAATTGTGCAGAGAAGTTGTCATCAAATAGATCGTAATTCGGAGACATGGTTTTTGGAGAAACCATTCCATAAGTACTTTCCCCAGTTAAATCATATTTCCATACATCGGTAGCAACTAGATTTGGTTTATATACCATGAAATCGCCAAACATCCAATGCATTGTCGTTTCGTTGAAATAACTTTGTAATCCGGGGTGAAGTTCATTGACTGAATCATCTGAATGTACAAATGCATGATTTGCAAGTGGATTTTCAAAGTTCTGTTCAGTAGAAAGAACGCTTAATAATTTCAGTCCATATGACTCTACGAATACTTTACCTTCTTTGGATAGTCGTAACCATCTATCCACTTCATCTCCATACCACCAGTAGTAGTCTTTGTACTTGTATGCAAAAATGTCACCCAATATACCACTACTTTCGCCATCTATCTTTGCAAATTTAGTAGAAAGCATATGGAACAACTTCTGTGGTATAAAGATGTTCTTTGGAATATGGAAAGACCACCAAGATCTATGTGGTTTTATCTTTCTATATGAATACTGTAGATATCCACTTGCGTGGGCACTTTCTTTATACTCAGGATCAACGTCCGCAGATCTGGTATACCATTCATAGTTATTGCTATCGCTACCTACTAGAAACTTTACATCCGATTCGCCGTGATACCAAGCAGAATCCCACCACCACCCCTTCGGATCAGCGGCATAATATGGATATGCCGTTTCAAATCCGACTTCTGGCCAAAGGTCCATGCCATTGTTGGTTAAAGTAGTATCGTTTAGATTTCTATATTCATTCCACCAACTATATTGTTTTTCGGTTTCCTCGTCCATCACTTTGGACTTCTTCACTGCAACATCAAACCCATAAGGATCCATTCCTATTACAACTACGTTGTTTCTAATAGTCTGTCGTCCTGTAGGACCTGCTGTGAGAGAAACGAGATAGGGTAAGAAGTATTCGGTTCCTGCATCTCGGATGAATCCGTTAGGGAAATCTACGATTCTATCTAAACCAATTGGACTATTGAATTCTATTCTAACATAAGAACTCAATTGCTCTTTCTTTAGATTTGCTGGTATACTTTGTAATTGTATATCATAAAGATCAAATGATCGTTGATACTGTAAAGGACTCAACTGTGTTAGATTTAAATCTAATTGTGTTCTGAATATCTTAGTAAACTGAGAAACAAATCCATTTTCTTGCATTTGTTGCTCAGGAATACTCAAATATGCTTTTTCCGAATACTCGTATGTGTTGCCGGTGCATATAGGAGCATAAGGAGAAGCAAACGGAAAATTGTTTAGTTTGTTTGAATCTTCATTGTACAAATAATTTACGAATAGTTGTCTCTGAGAAACAAATGGACTTTGATACTTCTGTGAGTAGTATGGGTGCTTATTTCCTTGAGTTTGTTTATTTGTGTTTTCCCAGAAGAATTCATATAACCATTCTCCTACTTGAGCTCCGGTTATACCTTTATTCTTAGCAAGAAGCTCATATCTACTTCCTCTTATTGACTTTCTCTTGATAGACTTAATGTTCATCAAAGACTTTTCCGAATATTGAATCGGACCAGTTCTTCCACCTATAACGCTGCCAGTTATACCTGTGCTAATATCAGTGAATACGTTTTTACCGGGCATAACGGAATAGAAGAATGCCTTTCTATTCCACCACTTGTTATAATTCTCTTGGAACTTTTGTATGAAATTTTGCTGGAAGATATCTCTTGAATACACTAGTAATGCTTTTTCTGCATTTAGTATTTTCAGTTCTTCTTCCGCTCTTCTCTTTTCGACCTCTAGATAAAGAGGATTGAAGCAAAGAGTATTGTAGCAGTCTCCCTGATCTAAGCATCTTCTGACAGTTGCAGGATCTCCATTTGGGCCAATATAATCGTCAATATCTGCAAATGCTGCTCCTCCACCGGGAGTGAATCTATAGTCGTTGTACCATCTTCCTTCGGTTCCAATATACTGAGCAATAGATTTCATGAATGCTTGTTTTGAGCAAGCAGATGCCCATTCAGGAAGTGGTGAATATGTTGTTGCTTGTTCTAGAGTGCAGTTACAGCAATTTGAATCATCAAATTCAACATCCAACGCACTGGTAGAGAAGTTATTGCACTTTATGCAAACCCCTTCTGGTAAAGTAATTAATGGAACATTTCCCAAACCATCAACGTAATTGAATCCAATACATGATGCCGGTTCTCTGCTAAATACGCTACCAGTTAATGGATCTGTACAACCTTGTCTTAAACATGCAGTTGCGCCTTCTTGACATAAATCATAACCACCACCAAAAGTTATACCACAGTTATTGATTTGAGCGCATGTTCTTTCTCTGAAGAATGTTGCTCGGTTAGGATCACCTAGTGCAATTCCTCTTGCTTCGCACGCGCTGAATGATAAATTACCAATACACTTGCATGGAATTTCATCGTCTACTTGATTATCGCCACAATTTACACAACACGCTCCCCATCCATCTGGACTACTGGAGCAACCAACTTCTCCGGGAAGAACTACTTCGTCAACAATAACTCTAGTAGCAGGATCACATGTTTGATATACAGAACCGAATGTTAATAACTCTTCGCATCCTGATGCACCAAAGTAATTACATCCTACGCTTAAACATTCTTCTTCTACATCATTACAAAATAATTTACAACGTCTTCCTAGACTTTCTATACACTGTGATCCACCTCCACTACCACCGCCACCATCTGCACAAGAAGATCCACCGCATTTCCATTGTCCATCCGATGCACAGAAGAAGCATGTATCTGGACAAGTGCAGCAGGGTTCTGGGGCACTACATCCAGAATTACCTAAAAGTGCATTTCTAAATTCAACTAAAGAGGATATGGAAGATCCACTGATTGGTGTTGTGGTATTTTCTGGTTGTTCGCAACAAGGTAAAAGTCTACTTGTTATCCAATTATTTGCTTCTGTAATATAAGAATCGACAGAATCCAAAAATAGTCTTACATTTGCTATTTTTGTGTCTATTTGTCCTATTTCGTAATTATATTGATTAATTCCTCTCTGTAGAACAGTATCAATGTAATTTGAAATATTACTCTTGAGATTAAAGAATTGTCCTATTGTAGATGAATACCATTGATTTGGTTTATAGTCATCTCCTGCAACGCCGGCAGGAACATTGAAGTTAAGTTTTTCTAAGTTTACTGCTAAAGTAAGACCGTGCTGTATATTATCATTTTTTGAATCATAATCTATAGTGTCGGTAAATGAACCAGCAGCAACTATTTTATATTCTTGATTGCTCTCTGAAAATATTCCATCTTCTCCAAATAAGAATTTGTATTCTTCTGGATCCTTTATGACCTTTGGATCGTTTAATATTTTAATATCTTCTGGTCCGCCTGGAATTGTTTTAGAACAACATACTACACATCTATAAACTTCCCATTTTCTTTTTAGATTCTTCAGTCTTACAAATTCTTTTCTCTTTTCCTCTAGAGGTTGCCGAATGTATTTGTAAATCTTATGAAGTTTTGATATCTCTAGTTCCGTTATATCGAATTGTGGTTGCCATGCAACATTTGACCACCTTGAATCATTTTCTCTATCCAAATAGTCCCACCAGATATATGCTGGTTCCTCTGGTCTTGAACCAAATCCAAAATCAGCAGAGTGGTGTATGTTGAATTGAAAGGGGGTATTGAATGTATTAGTGTTATAATGACTAAAGACGTTATCCCTACTTAAAGTTGCAGGAATCGGTATTTCCTTTAGTGTTTTATTTTTACCAACTCTGGAAGCTTTAACTGGGTTAGTTTCTACATTATCAGAAATTAATTTATTGGTTTCAATGTGATTTACTTTTGAGAAATCTCTATGATAATTGTAATCAACTATAGAATAAGTAAACCCTGCCTTACTACTTAAAAAATCAGAATAAACATTTTTATAATCTGGATCTATTCTCACATAATGAGACATAAAAGCATTATTTTGGAACAACTCCAAATTATTATGCTGAGACACAACACTGATGTTCAAAACTCTATATTTGTTCAATAAATCGTCAGTGTTGAGATCGAATTCAACAGTTGGTTTTTCTTTGTTCTTTTCCAAAATAGATTCAACACTTTTAAAGTGCCAACCATCTCTATCTTTCCAGAAGAAATAATTTACCGCATTGACATTTTTCTTTGAAACCGCATATTGAGTCAAGTAGTTCATCAATGCTGTTGCATTTATTTGACCTTGTGGTAAGGTTGAGGGGAAACTGATTTCTCCACTCTTCAACCATATTCCGTTTTTTGTTTCTTCTATTTCTATTGGTGTAAGACCAAGTTTTGTTGCTAACTGATTGACTAAACCTGGTATTTCTTCTAAGTTACCGTCTTTTCTTTCTTTACCAGTTCCCTTTGCAATCAATCCAACAAAGTCTTTATCGAATTCAAGAACGGACTTGTCAAATGTGTTATTAAAAATTTCATCAGACATGAACTCAAGTTCATATATTATGACGTTTTCATTTCCCATCAGTCTTACAGAATTTTCATTACTAAAATTGTTTATGATCTTTGCGCCATAAACAAAAAACTCCATTTTCACTATATCAAGATTGTCAATGAATGCAAATTCAATGGTTAGTCTTTCACTACCATTTAGATTCATTTGTCCTATCCAGTCATTTCTATCTAAAACTTGAACTGTTCCTCTTATAAAGGGAGTATCTATACTTTCAATTATTCTGATATCATATAGTCTACTCTCACCAGTTCCCACTTTCTCTGGAGTAACAATGTCAAATGAATTGACAACTTTCCACTCAGATTTGGGCTTTAAAAAGTTTTCAATCTTTTCAATTTTAACTCGGTGTAGAAAAGATACGAACGGACTTTGGAATTGTTGTGCAATTTTAGTTTCAGACATTATGAATATTTATCTCATAGTACAGTGACTTCTACGCTTCTACCTATCTGCTTTTCTTTTGATGCCCTATTGTACGCATCAAGAATAGCTCTAAGAACTTTGTTCTTGGGTATTCTAATCTTGTATCTCTTGTACTCTAAATCGTTTTCTTTTTGTATTATTGATTTAGTTTCTACAGGAAGACTTTCACCATTTATGTATTTGTAAAGAAGTGTATATCTGATCGTATCAGTATCAGTATATCCTCCCCCAACATCAGTGCTTGTTGCTGCTGGATCTGCTGTGATGTTGGTTAGGGTGCTGCCGTTTACAACTCTATATGGACTTATTATTTGTGCTCTATTTCCAGAAGTAAAGAAATAACTTAGTCCATTATAGTTTTTCTCTGTCTTTTTGCGAATTTGTATATTGTTTGCAACAGTGTCAAATCCATCTCCTCTGTTTCTTAAAAATATAACAGAATCGTTATTGGATATAGTTCCAAGTCCACCGTATGCAACAAAACTTCTAGTAACAGGATCCCATTCTTTTACAAAGGAGTAATTGTTGGTATCCAGCACTGTTCCAGAAGAAGTTACCTTAGCAACAACATCTCCTACTTGTAATTCTGGAAGATCAAAAATGTAATATCTAGATCCTTTATAGTATTCATTGATATAGTTTAGAAAGTATGAATACTCAACCGGCCATTCTAAATTAGGATTTACAATATTATTTGCAAGTAAAATCACCCAAGACGCAGTTGGAGTTCCATAATATTGTGTTGAGATTCTTTCAGGGGTACTTCCCTCTGACAACAAAACAGTATCAAACAAAGATGGTTCTTGTAATGTTTGTTGAGAAAACGAAACCTTTTTAAATATATCTACTACATTTACAGTTTTACCGTTTTGAAATGTATAATCTATATTTGTCTGAAAGAATAACATTAAAATCCTCCGTCTTCCCCCGCAAACGCTGTGGATCTATTAATAACTCTAGGTATACCACCATTACTGGATCTATCAGAAGCTCTGAATGCTGGTTCAATCTCAACGAATGATAATGTTGCAGACTGTGCTAAGGGTTTTATTGAACCTCCAGAACTGGATATACCGAAGTTATTTTTAAATGCCGTTTTATTAACGGTCAATCCATCAAGAAATGAAAGTTGGGTGTCGCCTAACCAATCAGAATCCATTGCACTATTATTTCCAGGACCAATACCAAATGACCACATTGGAGGATGGTACGATTTGGTTGGGAATGTTAATGACTCTACAAAGGGGGTTTGTACATTTGGCAGTTGATAAGCTTGGAAGAAATTACAAATAGCAGATGCCGCGGCCGCATCCGCAGAAGTATACGCAGGCATCATTAATTTAAAAGTATATACTCTTTTATTTACTCCCTGAAATGTAGCATCTGATAAGTCTAATTGAATCAACCCTCCTGTTAGCAATTCACTTACTCGGTCAAATGCTTCATCAATTGGTGCAAGTGGATTGAACCCCCCCAAAGTTGCAGCTGGATTTGCGGTGGTCTTAGCTTCTGCATCTGATATACTTGTGTTATATTGTGCATCAGCATACAGACTTAGTTCTGGTGGAGCAGGCACGAATACACTACCTAAAAGTCTTCCACCCTGAACTGCGTTGGGAATTAGACTAGAAAGTGATGGGACAGAAGAACCCATGACATTTTTCGCTCTCGTTTGATAATTTGCAGCAAACTCGTAACAATAAAATTTCATCCACAAAGGAATTATTCTTTGTATTTCTTGTTCTGCTGGATATACGAGATGTATTGCCATTTTTAAACTTTATCCTTATAAATACCTATATGCCGTATAAAACAAAGTACATTCCAGAAAATCCCACAAAATATATAGGTGGCAGCAAAGATATAATTTGCAGATCCTTATGGGAAAGAAAATTTTGTAAATATCTTGATAACAATAAAAATGTTATAAGATGGGCATTTGAATCTATTAAAATACCTTACGTTTCTCCTGTGGATAATGCACTCCATAATTACATACCAGATTTCATAGTAGAAACAAAAAACAAAGATGGGACGATCAGTACATCTATAGTGGAAATAAAACCCAAAAAGCAAACATTAGAACCAGAAAAAGGAAGAAAGACTAAACGAACTCTTATAAATGAAAGTATCACATATGCTATAAATCAGGCAAAATGGGAATCTGCAAAAAAGTTTTGTCAAAAAAATAACATATCCTTCAAATTATTAACAGAGGAGGATCTATTTTGAATTTAAATAGAACAGGCGACACTAAACCAGAATTTAAAAAGAAAATCCTATCCTTTAATGGAGGATTGCAGCAGATTAGTCGCTACAAAGTCATGCTTGTAGGTCCAAACGGAACTATGTTTTGTTATCCAGAAAACATAGCATTACCGGCTAGATCTTTTCAAACTGTTCAATATGCACCTTGGGGTCCTGATTTCAATATACCAGTAAAAAGAGAATATGGTGAATGTGCAATGTCATTTATCATAATGCAAGACTGGGCAGAAAGATCATTTATAGAACAATGGATGGATAGAGTTATATCTGTCGATATTAAGAGTGGCAACGGAGGACAGGGTGTCAAGGGGGGTATTGGTCAATCGGCGCCTGCGACTGCCAACGCAGATGCCACTGGTGGTCAAAATGTGTCTGCTGACATTTATACCGATTATACTCTGGACTTTGGAAATTATGTTGGTCAAATTGTTATACAGTGTCTTAGACACGACAGTAAAGAACCAACGTCCACTTTAGTAATGAGAAATGCATATCCGTTATCCATAACCCCGACAACACTAGACTCTAGTGTTACTGGATATGGAACATTTGTTACTATATTCACATATAGAGACTATTATTTTGAAACAATAAGCGAATGACATGAAACACTTTAGGAGATGAAATGAATCCGATTGAATTATTAAAATCAAAAACACCAAAATATCAAGACACAATTCCTTCTTCAAATAAACAAGTGTGGTTTAGACCATTTTTTGTTAAAGAAGAAAAGGTACTGTTAATCGCACAGGAAACAGGTCAAGAAAAGGAAATGCTCAAAGCAATAGCAAATGTGGTTGAAACTTGCTACGATGGAGTAGATGATGCAACAAAAATACCACTCTTCGATCTTGAGTACATGTTCATAAAGTTAAGATCAAAGTCGGTACAAGAATATGCAACTCCAATTTTGATATGCCCAGAAACAGGCGAAAAGATAACTCTAAAAATTGATTTAGATAATCTTGATATCATTAAAGGAAAGAATCATTCGAACAAAATTAAAATATCAGAAGATGTTATTATTAATATGAAGTATCCATCATTGTCTTTGTTTATTTCAAATGATCTAGAGACTATGGAACTTTCAGACATTTACGAACTCGCATTGAAGTGTATTGATTACATAGAAACTCACGATGAAAGAATAGACTCTGATAAAATGAGTTCAGATGAACTTAAAGAATTTATTGATAACATGACAAAGAAGCAATTTGATAAAATCATAGAATTCTTCTCATCAATGCCTAGAGTAGAAAAAACAGTATCATATGTAACTTCAGACAAAGTAAAGAGATCAATAGTATTAAGGGGGATAAAGGATTTTTTCGGGTTGGCCTCAGTCATACAAGCCTAGGATCATTATTCGATATAAACTTCAAACTAATGCACCATTATAATTATAGTTTGACAGAGTTAGAATCGATGATACCTTGGGAAAAAGACATATATCTTGAATTACTGAGGCAGCATGTTGAGAACGAAAACAATAGAATCGCTAATCAAAATAATATGAATAGAGCGTTTAATTCTAGAGGAAGAAGGTTATGAAAAATAAAAAGAACATAGAACGACTAAGGGAAGAATTACTAAAAGTATTTTCTAGCAGCATTCAATTGTCAGATAATTCTATGTTCAATTCCGAGAGCATACAGAGTGAAGTTCCTGCCTCAATCCCTACCCCAACAACCACTCCTCAAACTGCAACAGGTCAATCCAAAGATATAAACATAAACGTAAGCGTGCAGGGAGCAGGAAGTAAAGATGTATATGACAAAAGCGTAGAATATGTTTCTAAGAATAACACATATAATATCAACTTAAAAAAAAATGATAAACCGTTAGAAACAATATTGAATACTAGTACTAATTTTATTTCATCCGTTAGTCCTCTTTACTTAAATCCTGCAATAACAACTTCTGAAAATACATTTCATGCTCCACAGGTGATAACAAAACAATCACCAACTAAAACATCTAAAAAAGAAACAACAGAAAAGAATATAGCGTCTATGACTTTTATTAGTCAAGAGCCTTATAATTTTTCAACAGATTCTGGTTCATATCATGTCTCTAATTACTACCCCAAAACATCGGAAGTTTACAAAAACAATTTTAGTTCAATTGATTATTTCATAAGACGAAGTAGTAATTCTAACACAAGATCTTCAAATACTAATGTGGTAGAGAATATTGTTAACAAGTCTTCAAATAATAATGTTTTGGAAAATATTATTAACAAGTCTTCAAATAATAATGTTTTGGAGAATATTGTTAACAAGTCTTCAAATACTAATGTGGTAGATGGTAATACAACTTCCGAATCGAATACTACAACGAATCAAAGTGTAATTGAACACAATAGACAACAAATATTTTCTCCAAACTTTACGTTCGCAAAGAGAGAAATGTACTACACAATAGATCCAACTAATAAGGAATCAATCACTGAAATTAAAAATATGACATTCAATGATATGAAAACTAGAATGGTCAATAAGATTCAAGCTAGAACAATTGTTAATAATAAAGAAAACAAAATGTTGATTCCTGCTTTTGCTGAGGGTGGAATGGTAAAGGGTCCTTCCATGATTCTAGCAGGAGAAAAAAATCCAGAAATGATTGTTCCTATGAAATCAAATAATTCCACACAAACAATGAAGGCAGATTCTAAAACCTTCCTAGAGGGTGGAAATGTAAGTCAAAAAATAGATTCATATCCCAATGATGCAAATGCCTCTCAGGCAATAGAAAAGAACATGGTGCTTAAGACTACACCAAGCACAAAGAAACAATTAGATTATGAAGAATTGAACGATTCTAATCAATTACTTTCTAATCCAAAAAAATCAAATGCGGTAAATGCTTCTAAATCGTTCTTTGATAATAAACTAATAGAAGCAACACAAGGTAAACCAAAAAGTCTAGACGACGGATTAATTGATTTTTCCGTGAAGAATAAAAATACATTTATTCAACAGATAAAATCAACACCAGTGTGGAGAACTCAGCATATGTAAAAAGAAACACCCCCGTGATCCAGCTGCAGCTGGCGGGGGTGTCGGACGAGAGATGCTATCTCTCGTGGGGTTAGTCGTCTGCGAGCTTCTTGAAATATTCAAGAGCATCAGTTGAGTCATCCACCTCGTCCTCAACTGGAGGCTTCTTCGTCTTTGGAGTTCCACCCCACTGCTTTTCAGCGAGTTCTTCTTCATCAACGTCTTCTGCCGTTCGCTGGCCCATTGGGGCCTTACCACGAATATCACCCTTGAGTACACTCTCAAGCTTTGTCTTCAGTTCCTCGTAGGTCTTGAAGTTTGAAGGATCGGTGTGTTCCTTCAATGAGTGCTGAGAACGCCAAATCTTCTCCAACTGTGCGTCATCCCCACCGACGAGTGGTGATGGTGAATCAAACTCAGACTTGTCGTAGTTGACATATCCACCAACATTACGAACCTTGAGCTTGAAATTTGCTCCAGTCCAGAAATTAAACGGATCGATTGGATCCTCATCCTTAAATTCAGGTTGCATTGCCTCCTGAACCTTTTCAAAGATCTTTTGTCCGTACTTGAACAGGAAGACCTTTCCTTCATTCTGAGGATTGGCAGGATCGCTAACAACCAGAATGTTGGAGATGTAGTTCAACTTGCGCTTACGCTGACGAGCAAGATCCTTATCGCTATCCATGCCACTCTTCCAGAGTAGGCTGTTCATTTCTGAAACAGGATCTTGCTTTCCAAGAGTGGTGAGTGAATTCTCAATGTACCAACCACCTGGACCTTGGAATGCGTGGGAATAAAGCTTGACCCACGGAATGTCCTCACCGTCTACTGTTGGGAGGAATCGAATAACAGCAAAACCGTTCTTTGCCTTATCCAGAGTAGGACGCCAGAAACGCTCGTCCTTGTAATCCTTCTTGCCGCCTTCTTCTTCTGCAAACTTCTTGACCAGAACATCAATGCTGGTCTTTGACTTCTTCTTAAAATCGCTAAATGAGCTCATAAACTCTCCTTCCCGAAGATCTCCTTCGGACTAAAACTGAACGGTGGGAACTCCCCACCACTGACAAGACAAGTATACCACACTACCATGTGCCGTTCAAGCAAAAGGTAATGAGTTCTTTTTTCTTGGTAAAAGATTTAACTTCTGTCCCTCTTCCTGCAATTTCTCAACTATTGGTTGTGATAATAGTTTAGGGGAGACACTTATATCTAAAGAATTTTCCTCTAGGATATAAATAATTGCATCCATATACGAGCAATCTTTTTCTTTTACTCTATTTTCGACTTTCTTAGAAAAGTCTTCTTTACTTAGTTCAATAAACATATGTTATCTTTCTATTTATATTACCATTATACATAGTTCTTAGAAGGAATCAAGATGCCATACACATTCGATAATATATTAATTACGACCGCAACCGGAGATGCGTATTTAGCAACAGATTGGGGTACTAGTGGAACTGGATTTACACAATCACATGTTCCTGTATCAAAACTAGCATACGGTGACCAAAACACCACCACTAGAGTAACCTCATCGACTCCTCTTCCAACTTATCTGTATGGATCTACTGGTGGTTCTGTAAGTATAACAGGTTATATTAGCGGATCAAGTAATCCTATCGAAATTATTAATGATTCCGGTACATATCTTCAAATTGCAGGAACTACCTTCTCTTCCACTGCTGTAGGTATCACTGGTACTATTCAAGGATTTACAAACGCATATCCCGTAGGTGTAACTGGAACTGTTACCATCGGCTCGAATGTTTCTATAATAGGTGTATCTGGTGGCCAGGCGGTTGGTATTACTGGTGGAAGATTCTTAAATAAAAATACAGACGCTGTAACTGTTCATGGAAATGTAGGGATTAGCGGTGGATTGAATTTAACATCTGCAACAGATAGCATTGCGGTATATGGTGCAGACTATGGTCAAAAAGTTCTAACGAGATTGTACGCTTCAGATGGTGCTACTCTTGGATATACCAGCGATTCATTAAAGGTATATCTTACAAATGCAGGAATTACTTTCTCGGTTTCTGTTGCCGCGACCGTAGGAGTGACCAATGCAGGCCCTGCTGGTTTAATGGTAAGAGGAACTGGTGTTACCTCAGATCATCCAGTAATAATTAAGGGTCAAGCAGCCAGTGGTGCAGTTGAAATTACTAGCAGTAGTAACCTTCCAGTAACTGTACAAAATGCTACCCTTACCATTGATGATACAGATCTTCTAGAAGCACTAGGAACTGATGGAGATCTATACACTGCACTTACTAATATAAGAACAAATACTAGTTCTATTACTTCAATAAGTGAGAAGATATCTTCTGGAGTTATCTCCGTAAAGATCACCGAAAATGTAAAACCATCTGCTGTAAGAAGCGGTAAAAAGAATGCAACATCAACTGCTTCTCAATTACTGGCAACATCTGTGAAATTAAATTCAGGTGTTCATATTAAATCGCTATCGACAAATAGTGATGTGGTTTATATTGGTTCAAATGCACTATTAAGTGCAGGGACAGACGGATACCCACTAGAACCCGGAGAATCTATATTCATAGAGATTAATAATCTAACCAATCTTTATGTTAAAGCAAACAGCGGAACTCAAATAATTAATTATGTAGCGACATAATATGAACCCATCGTTCAACAAACAAAGAAAAGTTGTAACCAAACAACTTAAAAAAGAAGCAAAGAAAAACTCTTCTCTTGTTCTTTGTAGAACTGGGATACTCTATGGTCTTATATACAAAGATCTAGTTAGCGCAGATGTAAGTACAAAATCAGGTCTTACTGCTACTCCAAATGTGGTATTCAATGATAATCAAACAGTAGTATTTTTTGATTTTTCAGACTTCAAGAATGTATCAAATACTTCCACTGAGTTTAATAAATTTTGGAAGAGAACGTCAGTTGGTCAGAACTTTACTGTAACCAATGGTGAATTGTTCAATGAAGCATATCAAAAGAAATATGATCTATCTGGCACATATCAAATACAAGAAATAGGCGATCAGATTGTAAAGGCAGCAGTAGTTAGCGTCACATCAAAGAATACGGACATAAGTTTATATTCAAAGATGGAGTTTCTTACAACACCGTCATTTGAGATTACTATCACGGATACTGTTAATAGAGAAACAAATACAACTGTACTTGTAAATACATTTGGCGCCAATTCAAAAAATTCATTTACATACCTTGGTGCTGGGATAGGCGACTTCATATCAATACAAGAAAAAGATGAAACCTTTGAGATTTTAGAATTCAAGATCGATAACGAAGGAAAAGAACTTGTAAAAATAAAAGGTGATATCTCCGATGAAGACAGAGATACCACCAAAACTTTTATCAAGTTGTATATTAAAACTAAACCAAATGTAGAATATCCCAGTGTTAGTTTAGAAAATCCAGGACCAATTGGTTCTTGTGAAGTAACGAACAACGGTGTAATTGTTAGTTGTCATGAAAACCAAACAAAAGATCAATGTTCTTTAAGAAAAAAGATACAGTCAAACACTGTATCTTTTTCGGAGGGAAGCAATTGTTCTGGAAATGCTTTATTTATTCAGACAAAACAAGAAACTGTTACTTCTACAACACCTGCTGCACTAAAACGAGATGAAATCGTTGCTAGACTTTTAAAGCAGGCTTCTAATAACTTTGGAAGAACTAGTTCGGGTAAGATATTTTAAATCTTACGAACCGACTTAACCTTATTGCTCTTTGGGTGTTCATAAGTGATCTTTTTCACTCGATCATTAACATTTTCCATTTGCTCTTTAACATCATAGTAACGATTGAAAAGAGTATCGGTGTCTAGCTTACAATAAGCCACCTCGTCTATCAATTCCTTCTTAGTCACATAGAGTTCATGTGGTAGAAGAATAAATGCCCAAGTATTCATCAGACAAGAAAACAAAAGGCATACAAACACAGCAACCTTATCATTTCCAAGAAATGCTCCAGCACCAATACCAATTGCAAGACATGACAGAAGATTCAAAATCCTAATTTTACTCATAGAGTTTCCTTTCATAATCAGAGAGTAGTTCAAAACCAGTATCCGTAGTATACCAAATCTCATCAAACATTTCAATACACCAAGGTAAACAATGCTTGCATGGTTTGGAGTTACGAAGTTCCTCAAATCGATTCATACGGATATTGACCAGTTTGAGTTTACGAAGATCCTTCTTGTACTTCTTTGGAAGTTTGTTGAAGGCATCTAGTTCGGAATGGACACACCCAATGACATATCCATACTTATTTGCCAATGGGTGAGTCTTAAAAACATTTGTACCAACAGAGACAAGTTTGCTCTTGTGGTAGATTAAACTTACATGCTTCTTCTGTCGTTGAAGACCAAGACAAATAGGCTTCACATCACGAAGAATATCATTGAAGTCGAGAATCATATTGAAGCGTTTCCGATTGGGTTCGAACCAATGACCTGCCGCTTAGAAGGCGGCTGCTCTATCCAACTGAGCTACGGAAACGAATATGGACATAGTATACTAGATACCATGTCCATAGTCAAGTCCGTTTAAATTATTAAACGCTAAGTTTCAGATCTGCCGGATTGATAATGCTCTTGGCGGGTGGCACAAAAAGACCACCAACGATGACGGTGCTGTAGTGTTCTTCAAGTTCCTTCTGTGCAGGAACTGTAAAAAGAACATGCTTGGTATCTACAGTAATTCCATCTTCAATATCGGCATATGGTAGCCACTTCGCAAACATGAGCTTACCTTCAGGGGTGGGCAGAAGAACTGCCGGATCCTTTAGAGTGAGAGTGCCTTCACCCTCAGTAACATTCGCAATAATTTCTTCACCACTAACAAGACGAGTAATAACAATATTAGCCATAATATCTCCTTAATTTTCACACTGGCAACAACGACCCATAATACGATCCCAAAGCGAACACTTTGGTGGTTTATCTACCGGCCAAGATTGACCAGTTACATCTTCTAAGCAATTAGAATTTTTGATATCAATTGCACGGGATGATGCTTCAATGAATTCATCTTCTGTAAACAGAAGATCAACACATCTACCATCAATCACTTTCTTTACATGAATATATTCATTGTTCATAAAAACATCCTTTATAATGGAGGCCGGGGGAGTCGAACCCCCGTGTACCCTACACTTATGCATAAGCCCTACATGATTAGTTTCTTTTCATAAACAATTTCGTAAGGTAAGAAACAAACTTACGAATTGCTTTGACTGTTAATTTCGAATCGTTTACCAGTCACTCACGATTCTATCAGATTTGAGAAGTCAGGAATTATCTGAGTCACTTCCTGTACCCTCTTGACGGTCCTAGTGAATTAAGGATCGACTGTTTCTCAAGCAGCCATTGCAAATGCTCTAGTGTTGGCATTTGTGGTTTGGTTGTTTTTAACGAAGCCATCAACCATCTTCGTCATGCTCTTTTACATTTGTCTAGAATATCGAATCCGATTAGCCCCCTGGTATACTACTTTTGATAACAAATTTACCGCCTGGTAATAACGCATACGAATATTTATTTGGTTTTTCTCTCTTTGGATCAATTCCTTCAACTCCACCTCTACCGGCACTTGCTTCTACTTGTGCAATAACTTTAGCATTTCCTCTACCTTTTGGTATACTAGTTAAATTTACTGCACCATTTACTACACTACCAAACTGAGATGAAATTTGCCTTGTGTTGCCTTTTGGGCCCACTAAGTAAAAACTACCCTGATGATTAACAATATGATGTTCTTCTCCAGGCTCTCCTGTTTTCTTATCTCTAATTATGACAGATCCAACATCACCGCGTTGCATTCCTTTTAGAAGATCTAGAGTCTCTTTATGTCGTTTGGCGTGCTCCTGTTGTTTTTTTGCCGCAACTTTACCAGCAGTCTTTTTCTTTGCTGCCTCTTTTCTTGCGGCATCCAGTCTCTTTGCGGCCTTGCGTTGTCTTATTCTTTCATCAACAGCAATGGACATTCTTTCGTTTTCTGATTTCATGCCCTTTTGGTGCGCCGCTGCTTGTCTAAAAGCCTTTGCAGAACTTCCCTCCTGTAAAGATCCCCAAGCACCTGATTTGACCAACGATTCTAAAAGTCCTCTGAGTGTTTTCATATAGTACCTCAAAGGATATTTATAATCGAATTCACTTCATCCGAGAGAGTTTCATTGCACGACGCTTCTTTGAACCCATCTTACGACGGCGCCCAAACTTTGTATGTGTTCCTTTGCGACTCATATATTCTCCTTAAATTAGTCCCATCTCTTCATCCAGTCTGGTCATCTTCTCAAGTGCTTGCTTTGAAAGCAGATTACGAATTGCTTCAAGATGACCATTGCTATCTGCACCATGTTCGATACGACAATCAATTTCATTCATGATGCGACCCTTCTCTAACCATGCTTGACATACTTCATCGCGCTCTTGTTGCAACTTGTTAGTAACACTTACAAGTTCAGCGCGCATCCGTTCGATCTCGGCAGCGGCTTCTTGGCAGTGAAGTTCAACGGAACGATCATTGTGACGAATACTAAGAAGCCATGTAACGATGTCTATGTCACTCATAGTTTCTCCGTTCAATCCATCTATCCTCGTAGAGATCGTGAATTTCTTGTTCAAGTTTTGCTATATCTTTCCTATAGCACTCGGCCTTGAATTGCCAATATGCTCGTTCACGGGCCATTGATTGCATTGTTTGAATCGTCTTGTCGATAAGAGTATGTACCTCTTTTTCTCCAAGAGTCAATTCAGTCATAGACCTTTTATACAGATCATCCATGAGAATTTGCTCTTCGTGTGTAAATTCACGATTGTCAATGCTCATACGAAACTCCTTTGGTATCGTTCCTTGATCGTCTTGCACTCAATTCTTGCGGCTCCGTCCTTGTGCATCTTACGCTGCTTGGTAATGACTTTACCCATACCAATAGGACGACATGCCAACTGACGGTGCCGAGCAATTGCATTTGCCTGTTGCTCCATCATCAGATCGATTTCGTCAATCTTACGCTTTGCCATTAGATGGCCTTTCCATCATACCAATTCTTGACTGCATCTTCTGCCAGACGGTATGAGAAGAATGTCTTGGCATTTACGATAATATCATCTTCGTAAAAGTTAACAACATAGACTGGCATACTAGTCTCACCACTAAGCATTGTTTCGATTTCTGCTGACTTCAAAGGTTTTGTTTCCATAATGCGCCGACCTGGTGCTGCCCCAGTTTTAGACCGTTATAAGCGGCCCTGCGAAGCTGTCCGCCCTCGGCGCGTGTGAGTATTGTAAACTATTCTGACGGATTGTCAATAGGTGATTCAAAGGAAAGTTTACATTTCTTTTGAGTCACATGACCATTAACGGTCTTGACAAGGTAATTGGACTTTTGCCGGTCATCGTCGTGACCTAGGCGATATCCAAGTTCAGGAACGCTATCCTTAAATGCCTCAAGCAAAGAAATTAGCTCTTGGCACTTATTGATGGCATCTTGCTCCGTCATGTTTAGGGGAATGTCAATGTAGAATCGAAACATTATTCTTCGTCCTTTCTTCTAAAAATCACAATCAAACCAACTATAACAAAAGTGTAGAAAAACATAACACCTATGAATTGTGGCCATGATATGTAATCTTTTAAAGTTTCTTCCATTGAAAGTCCCCGAAGGAAACGGGGCCAGACCCTTTCGAATCTGGCCCCGTCGAATCACTCAGTTGTTAGTATCAGGCGATCTGATAACGCGAACCGTCACGGCGGAAACCGTAGGTACGCTCACCCGGATGGGTGTCACGCATGAAGTAGCGACCACGGGAGTCGGTCACGATTTCCCAGTTACCGTACTTCTCGACCATCTCGCGGATGTCGCTGATGGTGGCGCGGAGGTTACCCACACCGTACTTTTCTGCCGCTTCACGGGGGCAAAGACCCCATCCACGGGAGAGATGATTAATGACCTGACGCTTCTTGCTGAGATTGTTGTTGTTACGCATAACGATAAAATTCACTTTCCTAAATACACTCTTCAATCTAAACCGGGGATTCCGAGTGTCTGAGTCCCGATTACTATGCAAGTATTGTAGCAGACTGTTTCCATTCTGTCAATACCCTGAGAAGAACTTTCTTAAGATTGTTCTTCTCAATGCCTCCTGTAGGGATCGAACCTACGACCTATTGATTAAAAGTCAACTGCTCTACCAGCTGAGCTAAGGAGGCAAAATGCGGTTGGCGATTCCGCTTACGCCAAGGTTTATTTTTATGATCTGTTGAACCTTAACCACAGATGCACAACACATGTTAGGGACACCGTGTCAACCCTTATAATATACACATTGATAGGTTCAATGATAAACCAGTTAATAACTTATGTTAAAGATGATACATGTTTAACTCCATTACTTTCTTATGCTTTAATTATAGCAGATTCGCGGTGTTTGTCAATACCCACCACTCTGGAATCTTATTATTCTTCCACTTGGCAAAACGTGCCTTTGCACCGATATAATAGGCACGATATGCCATTACGGCATTTTCGTGCTTGTAAACATCTGGCATCGCCTGAGCAAATGGCGTAAGTGGACCATTTGTAAGATTTGCAGGTCTATTCTTCTGCAACCATGTAAGTAGATTGCTTGATGTATGAACCTTGCCATATCGAGAAGTATATTCAATACACATCTCTACGGCATGAGATGCCAACCAATCATAGTTTGAATTAGTCTCTCTAGTCCAAATTGTACAAGGATGATTAATCATTGTTGATTGATAAAGAAACCCATCGATGATTGGATTATTGTGACGATAGGTAGTATACTTTCTACCAGACTTTGTTAGTTTGGTAGAATAATAACCATCAAGATAACGATGTGCAGTTGAGAGTAGTTGAGCACTCTCAAGAATCATCTTTACTACATGCTTGTCACATAGCGATTGTGCCGCGACTGTTGGATTGTTATCAAGTACAAAGATATTCATACAAACGTGGGTGGGATAAGACCTGTCTTCTCCCACATTTCCCTGGTCTTCTTCTTTGCGTCCTTACGCATTTCAATTGCCTTATTACGGTTCTTGATAATCTTCTTACGGTGCTTACGCTTTACGACTCTTCCTGATTTGTTCATTTCATGCTCCAAAAATATTATTGATTTGATTATTCACTCTAACAAATGTAGTACACTTTGGTAGATGCTTGAGTCTACTTGCACCAACATAGGTACATGCAGATCGCAACCCACCTAGAATTTCGCTCAGGACATTAATAACACTGCCCTTGTAATCTACCTGAACTAATTTCCCTTCGCTAGCCCGGTGAGATGCTACCCCACCGAAATGCTTTTTCATGGCAAACTCCGACGACATGCCATAAAAAGTTTTGTGTGTTAGAACACCATTTGAATATAGTGGTGTTCCTTCAGACTCATCGGTGCCGGAAAGCATCCCACCGAGCATAACGAAGTCCGCGCCGCCTCCGAAGGACTTTGCGATATCACCGGGACAGGTACACCCACCATCCGCCATGATATGACCTCCCAGACCGTGTGCCGCGTCGGCACACTCCATCACTGCTGAGAGTTGAGGATATCCCACCCCGGTCATCTTGCGTGTTGTGCATACGCTTCCGGGGCCGATTCCAACCTTGACTATATCCGCGCCTGACAGGAGTAGTGCTTCTGTCATTTCCGCCGTTACTACATTCCCTGCTATGATTATTGCATTCTTCCATTTTTGTCTTGTTTCCTTTACTAGATCGACAAACACTTCCGTGTATCCATTTGCTACATCCAAACAGATAAACGGAATATCTTCATTATAAAACTCTTGTAGATTTTCCCTACTTGCCTCGTCAAGTCCGCAAGTCAACGCGATATATTCTTTATTTAGAATTTGATCATATTCGCCCTTGCTGATAAACTTGTGCATGCAAGTAATTGCACGATACGGACTAAGTGCATTTGCCATCTTGGGGACACCAATGGTATCCATGTTGGCAGCCACAATCGGAACCCCAGTCCAAGTTCTTTTACTATGCAAAAATGTAAAGGTTCTAGTTAGATCTACTTCTGCACGAGATGTCAACTTAGAACGCTTTGGACGAATCAATACATCAGAATAATCAAGCTTCATTTCCATTAGATTTCTTTCCACTGTTCTTTCCGCCCATATGAGTTTCGATATGGAGTTGGAGAGACTTCATCTTCTTTGCAAGAGTCTTTCTATCTGTCTTGTCTAGAAGATATTGCTCATAAGTATACACTGCCTGGGTTGCCAGTTCAATGAGTTCGATGACATAATCATCGTCATATGCGTTTTGTTTAGTTCTCCCGAACAATGTCAATTTCCTCAAAAAGATTCATCTGTCCGTCCCTGCTTTCATACTTCATATTTTGAAGAAATGTTGCGGCCTGAAGAAGTGCCTCTCTGAGTTCGTCAATTGCATTTTCATTATAAACTTCAATGCTCTCTTTACAATCCCATCCAGAAAGATGAAGACCCAAAATACCATCTGCATTCTTTCTGATTGTTATAACTGGATTTTGCTTTGCATCCAAAAAGACCTCTGCAATAAACTGAATGTTACCATTCAAAAAATCATCCGCATCACTCACAATATTAATATTCATTGTTTTTTAATTTCCTTCACTTTTTCTAGTTCAACTTTAGATTGTGTCAAATCATCTGATGTATAAAAATGTAAAACATTTTGTATGTAGAAACTTTTCCACTCTTTATCTATTATATCATAGACTGGTATCAAATCAAGTATTCTGTTTTGGAATGAAAAAATTTCATTAAGGTATTTTTCATATTCTTTTGGTAGAGTCGCCGGAGAAAGAGTACAGTAAAGGCTTCTAAATCTACCATTCGTTGCTTTTCTAAAGTATACTCTACATACACCTTGTGACAAGTAGCTTAAAATAACTTCTCTGGTTATTTCTTTTCCTACAAGCATTACTCATCTCCAGGCAAAGTTTCAGGAAGATTAAATCTTTTTCTGAGTTTCTTCAAAACATCTTTTGCTGCTTTTCTATTTTCTCCAAATTTCCAATTATATTCTTGCCAACCATGAGATTCTTTTAAAGGTTGTACCGAATGGGCATAATCAGTTAATACCTTATGATCTCTTTCTAATCTTATAATTACACCACGGGCATTTGTTCTAATTATGGGATTTCTATATTCATCTCTATTTAAAAACTCTTTTGTGGCCGCATGTAAATTTCCAGAATTAAAATGTTTTAGAAAAGTAGGAGAATCTGTAACATGACCTCTATATACACCACTAACCAATACTGCTTGAACATGAGGTGGATGTTTATGTAAATCTGGAATCAATTTAATTGTTCTTTGCAAATGCTCATCGTAATCTGCTTCGAATAATTTTTCTGCATGTTCATTTGTGAGTGCACCACCACCATGCATAACATGCGCTCGCAAGGAATCACCCTGATCTCCAAATGCTCTGCGAAATGAATCAGTAGATCCTGAAGCTTGTAAATTATGACCGTAACCTATGGTCAAATATTGATTTTTGTTTGTGTCTTTATATACTTTAAGTTTCAATCCCTCATCTTGTTTTACTAGTTTTTTAATATCATCGTGATGAATTTTATGTTCTACTACTGGAGGGGTTTCTGATGAAGAGGGTTGAGTTTGAACTGGTGGATTTATATAATTTCTTAATGCGTTTGCAGTTGACTTTGCTCCCAGCACTGTACCAACAGTAGCTGCTAGTCCTAATACACCGGCCGCAACCTTTTTTCCTATACCTTCATTCAAAGACAACGATGCGTCTTTCATCTGATCCATATGATCATTCATTCTATCAAGATACCCAGAATTACGCAACTCTTTGAATACTAAATTTTCATAAGAGAACTCGCCTGACTTTTTTAGCCCTGCCACTCTCATGTTTTTAATTTTATCTTTGAGTGTCTTGAAAGAAAACTCGTTTGCTCCACCAGAAATTAAATCATCAATTCTATGTTTAAGGTGATCTATCTTGTGAAGGAGGTGTGGATTATCATAATCTACACGAACATGATTGGGATGTACCAACCAGTCATCGTTCTTTAAACTATACACCCCTTGATCTTTTTGATATGGGTCATTGACATCTTGAGCATATAGTTCAACATCATGACCTTTTACTTTGACATCATGAATCTTTGACCAGAGTTCTTTCTTATCTTTTAAATACTCATCAACGAACTCAGGCGCAGCTTCCATTTGATCTTTATGAATTACAAAGTGAATGTCTAGATCAGAATGTTCGGTGTAATTATAATTTGCATTACCACCAACTAAAATTATATCTTCTATTATGCTATTTGGTATTTTTGCAAAATCTTGCCAAAACTTTGCAATGTACAAAAGATGATTTCTGATTTCTGGTTTTAATTTATCATTTTCCCAGAAAACAGGATTCAACTCGTCATGGTACTGAAGAGTTAGTGCTTCTTTGATATAGGATGAAAAAGTTTTCATTTATTTTTTGTTAAGCGCGATCTAGATGAACTCTTGCTGTCTGTCGAACTAGGGCATCTGGATGATGAATTCCTAGTAAAACATGTCCTTCTCTTTCTGCCGATTCTTGTTTTTTAAGTCTTTCTAGTTCGTCGCCAAAAGAATGTTTTGCAGTAAACAATGCAAAATTGGCTTTGTGATTTTGAGGATGCATAAGGAAACGATTTATATGATGAGGAGTAATAGGATCATTTGCACCTAAATATTCAACACCGTCTGGTTTTGCGTTAATATCTTTTCTGTGTTGATCCCATAAATTTGCTGCTCTTTGAGTAGCGGATGTAATAAATTGTGCAGACGAAAGATTAGTTCTAAAATGAGATTGTCCTTGAGTCTGGCCAGCATGAAAGAATCCATTATTATTATGAGGGTGTAATAATTTGGATATTGCAGTCACTTGCAACTCTTGTAAGTTTTTATCTTCTTGTGTTTTTGGCTGCATTCCTGCTGCATAATATGTGCGACCACGTGGTCCATAGGGATCAGATTCCGTATCTGAATGTGTACTTGGTCTTCTTTGTAAAATCGCTACAAGATCGTTTGCATGAACATTTGGATGATGAATTGCTGCCATTTGAAGACCATGAATATGTCTTTGTACTAGTTTTTGTTCTTCCTCTTCTGCTGGCAGACCTACTCCTCTTATGGTTCCTGCTTGAATTGCATCATGAATATCTTGATCTCCTGCTTCTCTTCCGTGTTGTTGCTTAAATGCTTCTCTGAAATTTCTATGAGAAGAATGTGCATCTGCAATTGCTCTTTGAGCATACGCAGGATCTAAAATCATAGAAAGATGGTGAGTATCATGAGAGAAATTTACTTTATGTCTTTGATCTTCTGGTTCTACATTGTAACCAGAAACAACACCTTCACTTTGATGTGGAGTTCTCACCACAAACCCATGAGTTGGGCCACGAGAAAAAGTGCTGTGATGTAAGTGACCTAATAGTGGATTGGTCGTTGTAAATGCCTCGTGTTGTATATTAGATCTATTTTCTGTATTCCCAATATGTGATGGATCTAAAAATGTGTCTGCTCTTCCTAAAGCGTAGTGTAAGAATTGTGAATGAGGATCATTTCCTCTTACTGGAGGACGATCCATTACGGTTTGTTTTCTAGATGGAGGGGGTGGAGGAGGAGACTGTGTTTCGGTAGAAGATGATCTTTGTCTTGTTCCTCTTCTTTCTCCACTAGTTGGGTTGTAAATACTAACTAACGCATCGTTTATTTTTCCGTGATGTTTCTTTTGTTCTTCTTCCCAAGATAAAACATGATCAAGTGCAGTTTTACTATTTAAAGCTTTTCCCTCTTTTGGTTTCCAATGTTCTCCACCGTGAGCAGTGTTTAGAATTGTATTAAGATCTGATCTGGTTAATCTAATTCTTGAACTAACATTTAGTGGTCTTTCGTGTGATGGACCTACAAATAATTCATTTGGGGTAGTCGTTGATCCACTATTTAAAAAATCATAAGCAGACGTTACATGAGAAAATAATTTTCCAGCATTTGGGTTATCTTTGTTTCTATCTGGATGTAATGCAACAGACAATGCTCTATAGTTTTTTTTCAATAAGTTAGCATGTTCTTTATTGTTACGATCAAAATCAGCAGGAACACCCAAAAGACTATAGACATTCTCTTTTAAAAATACACTGTCGATTGACTCATTAAGATTTTTTAGTTGTTTTCTTTCCATATCTGTATTTATACATTTGTTTATCAAATGCTCTGTCATCAAATGTTTCTGGAGAATATGCTGTTCCAACATACACGGGTGGATCAGTTGGAGGCTGAGTATGAATTGTCTCTTTTGGTTTATTAAAATCAAAAGTGAGTTGTTCCCCAACTTCTAGAAGATAGTGTTTAAATGATTTCATGCTATTATTTATAAATAACAAAGTATATACATATATTTAAAGGGAACTATTATGAACTTAAAAGAATACTACAAAGAATTACTTTCAGAGCAACTATTGAATGAAATAGGTGCAGCAAAATTAGGAAGAATCGAAAAATCAATTGAAAGAAAAGAACTAAAAAAAGATAAAGCAACAGCGGCAATTAATTCCAATCGTGGAAGAATACAGGATGCTCTTTTAAATCCAGATGCGGTAAAAACCGCAGCCGTTGGACCCGGAAGTCCCCTACAACAGAGACTTAATACACTGTATATGGCAAGAGCCCGTGGTCAAGTTGGAAGAAAAGCAAAACGCATTGAGCGAGAGATGAAAATAGCAGGACAGGCGGGCATGGCAATTGGCCAGGGTGCTACAAATCCAGACACAATTCAATCATATAGCGATAGAATCAGTGGACTTGGCCACCCAGGCGGTCACCCTAGATTTAAACCTAGATAATGTAAAAAAATAAAATAAAAAGAAACCCCCAGAAATGGGGGTTTTTATTTGTCTCTAAAAATTATCCGTTTCTTATCACAGAAACACCATCTGCTGACAATCCAGAGAAATGTGTTCCAATTTTCGCCATTTTTTCGTGATCTCTACCCCCACCGCTTTTTATTGATGGTATGACTCTGAGATCCATATGTTTATCCAAGAACGCCGGAATATCGGTGATCGTTCTTTGAGTTAAGGGGGAAACAGACTTTAGTGCAATATGTTCATCGTCACCAATGTCCTTTGCGGCCGCACCGTGTAATCTTCTTACCACTTCATGTCTCGGAGAGAAGTCTCCACCATGAAATGTGTTCAAGAATACCGGGGAGTGATTCTGTATTATATCTTCGTGATGAACAAATAGAATCGGTCTTGTATTTGGTTTGTAAACTGCAACCCAAGGAACCTTGCTCGTTTTTCCTTCTCTCTGAAGTGCATATGGTGCAATCAGTCCAACATTAGATCCTGCATAGACACCACTGAATGGTTTGTGACCTTTGAGTGGCATATCCCCTCTCTGACTATTTCCATGTCTATCCATCACATATGGTTGTGGATCCAATTGTTTTACTGGTTTATAATCCAATCGAAAAACATGGTTGGAAGGAGACTCAAGAAGATACTGACGAAATGATTTCATGTTCTCACCAAATTCTGTTTAATATCTGCCCATCAGGACCCATACTGCTCCATCTTGTCCCTGATCCTGTTGTATCAAAAACAGCATCTTCCATGCCCATCTTATGTCCCTCTAGGTAGTGTGGATTGTCTTTGTGGTCTGCATGGTGACTCAAATTAAAGAACCCATGCTCAAACCCTAAACTAAAAGCCTTTTGTTCTGCTTCGGTTCTTTTGTTTTCTTTTAGAAATTTTTTGAAAGATATCATTTTCTTCTTGTTTTAAGTTTTTTTGGTCTAAGTTCAAACCTGGTCATTTCTGCGTATGTATAACCACCAACTTGAGGATCACTCCTTCTACTATATGCACGGCGTTCATCTTTTGCCGGATTATAGACTGTAACTTCTCTATCGTAATCCATATGAACAGGTCTAATTCGTGCCAGTCTTCTCCAAACAGATCGTGAACCACGGGTCTGTTGATCGCCTGATTCTATTGTGAGTTTCAGTTTATCTGCCAGAGTACCATATACTTTAGGAACTAGATTTTTTACTTTTGCATTTTTTCCTGCATGGGTCTTGTGAATGGCAGGGTTGTAAATATTAGCTCTTCTACCAAGAAGCTCATTGACAGGAAAGATTCCTACTATTTGCTTTTTATGAACAAGATGATAAACATCTCCATCCATATCTGAATATAGTGGATGGTCTTCGTGAGGTCGTATTAGACTGTATGATCCAATTTTACCAATCAGTTTACCTGGCACAGATGGTACTAGTTTTGACAGGTAGTCAGGTCTTCTACTGCTTTGAATCATTTCAGGTGCTTCAAGAAGATATTGTTTGAAAGATATCATCGTCGGCTTCTCTTTCTACTATTTACTTGAGTTATATTTGTCGCAGTGACTCCATATCTAGATGCCATTCCTTGATAAATTGAATGTCTTACTGGATCATCAGTATCATACACAATATCTCGTGGTCTTTGAGTCATCATGTGATGATGAAAGTACTCATGAATCTTTTTACCTATTGCCAAAGCATGGTGTAGAGGAATACGGGTAGATGGGCTCTCAAACCGATGATTCACTGTAAATGCAATTTTAGAAACTCCGTCTTCCACTTTTTTTGCCATGAATGATATTCTATATTCTGCTTCATTGTTTCTAATATGACCACGATATACATGAGTATCAACAAGTTTTGAACGTGGTAAAAACTGACCGACGGCCGGAATAAATTCATAATCTGGATGGTAATATGGACCCTCTTCTGCGGAGGTATCAAATATTTCAGTGATGTATTCTTTAAATGATCTCATACCCCATATTTATAATTTTTTGGGGACTGGGGGATCCTAAAGGTTATCGAACTATTAGATTACCATTCCAAATTTTTAGTTTGGACCCAGGAAAGAACTCTTGTAGAAGCTCAAGGAGTTCTTTTTCTTTTTCTTTTGTTAATTTTGTTGGTTTTTTGTTTCCAATAAAATTACCAGATTGAGTAATACCTTGATTTAGATTGAAGTCAGGAGCATCATCAAAATCAGGAACAAGAAAGAGAATGTCCTGAATTGGAATTATTTTTACTTGAGAAGATGCTAGTACAGGAGATGTAAGTAGAGAAATACAGAGAAAGATCACGATGAGTATTTTTGAAAGCTTCATGATATTATTTATAAGAATTGTTACGGAACTGGGGGATCCTAATCAAAAGGATTTTTTGGGAACTGGGGGATCCTAAGAGAACTTATAAGGGGGGTAGGGGGGTAGGGGTTATAGTGAGCCTCGCTAGCGCACTATAGGGGTGGGACCCCATTTTCTAATATCACTGTCGTGTGACGCGAGCTCGGCGTGACGCGAATCCCCCCACCCCCGATGCAAAGCTCCTACGAATCCCTGCACAAACGAAACAACCCCCGCACCACTCTCACATGGTACGGGGGTCGATGATGACCTGAGCTCGAGCTCAGTCTGCGCCTTGTGGCGTATCGTCTGAATCGTTGCGAATCGTAGGCGTTTCGGCACAGCGACGACAGAGGGTATTACCCTTTGCATCATGCTTGGCGAAGGCCTTGCCGAATGCACCACCACACTTGAAACACTTGCACAGATTCACCTTGGATTGGTGGGGTTCATCAAGGCCATCGATGAGGTTCTTCATCGTTTCCCAGTCGATTGGAATGACTGAAACGCCTTGGGATTCAAGGGATTGCGTCCATTCGTCCCATGCCTGGGCTTCGGTGTCTCGTGGGCGTGCATTACGCATGGGCTTGCCGAAGTGGCGATTGATGCGGCGCAGTAGGGCCAGCATGAGCCAGATGTCGTTGATCGGTTTGGGCAGCGTTGCCATTAGCGAGCCCTCCGGTTGCAGCGTTCGGCACGGCGCAGGTTCTCGGTGTCCGCTGCCGAAACCATTACGATTTCGGGGGCGGTCTTGTGATACCAGTCCATGAATCCGATGGGGGTACGAACGCGGGAACACTTCACGCAGGTCGTAGTAGTGGGGATGGCATCGAGCCTTCCCTTGGGAATGTCAATGCCGCAGGTGTCGCAGGTCTTGGTCATAGTTAGTCCTTGATTGCAGAGAGAAAGAGAGAAACGGTCATCACGAACAGCGCAGCCCAGGCGCAGATGATGAATGACCACATGAGAAGAGCGAGAATCTGAATAAGTTCCATGAGTGTTGAGTTTCCTAGTGAAGTTTGAGAATCAGACGCAATCGTTGAACTGCTCGGTCAAGTGGCGTGCACCACAACGGACGCGAACATGGTTGCAGACATAGTGCCAACCGAAGTCGATACACACCGTTCGCCATTCGTTGCCGAAGCGCCACCACCCGATGTTGCCGTAGTGGAGATCGCCACCACCACGAATACGCTTGTACTTGGGCATCGTGGCGCCCTTGGGAATGGGCTTGAGCTCTCCCTCTTCCATCAAAGTGATGGCTTCGCGGGTAATCGAGTTGTCTCGTGGCGAACCACGAAGATCGAGACGGCGCAGGGTATTGCACCATTCCTGGCGTTCTGCCCCGCCCCACGCGAGGCATGGCGCCGTACGCTCCAGGTCATCGATCATGCGACCGAGGTGCCTGGCGGTGAGGCGAATCTTGTGGCCGTCCATGTTCAGCAGATCCGAGGGCGTCGGAATGTGCTTGGCGCCCTTGTGCGAAGAGTATGCCGTGGCACACTCGGTATCGCCGTAGTAGCCCATCATGGTTTCCATCATCCACGACGAACCCATGCAGTCGCGCTGACGGTCGTTCATGACAACGGCCACGCAGGTCTGGTAGCCCCACACGACTTCAAGGCGACGGCGGTGAGTGTCGACACGCTCTCCGAGGAGCTCGAAGCGCACCATACGGCGCACAGGCGGTGCCACGCGGGCCTTGTACGCCTGACGCTGACGCCACCACGCCGCATACGCATCTTGCGGGTCGCTGCCGATGAGCTTGATGCCGTATTGGTTCGGATCGCACGTTGCCGCATTGTTGGGAACGTACTGCGCCTGTGCGCCTGACGAGCTGTCGCGGAAGACACGGCGCCACATGGAGTGAGTGAGAACATACACATCCACCATGCCGTAAACACGGTCACGGTACGAGCGAGTGGGAGCGATACGG